GCGGTATAACCCGCAGCGTTTTGGTTAGTAACCGCTTCCATGGATGGAACCACAACGCGGAGTTCGGTCTTGAACACGCCAGACTTCAGGGTCTCGATTTTCATCGAAGCCCTGACCTGAGCGTAAGCAGGAACCGATGCCAGCATCTCCCGCCACTCAGCCAAGACTTCGCGTTCCCCACGGGAAACGCTAATCGCGGTCAGAGTGTGCGAGACAGGCGTGGCCGCACCGTCGAAGACGGTGATGTTTGCAATAGCGGACATTTAGTCCCTTTACGTTAAGTTACAGGGGTGTCGCCTTCTACCTATGCTTACTAAAAAGCTGGGTCAGTAGGGCAACGGAGTTTGCAGTTCGCTTCCACGATGGGACGTCCGCCAAGGATTTAAAGCCTGGCAGCGGAACGCTCAGACTGGTGCTGACAGTACGGTCTAATACCAAGTCCATTCGCTTGAAACCCTGCGTCTCGTAAGAGGTCGCAAAGTTAGGCGGTATGACCTGAGAGAAGACTCGACTATAACCCCAGTCGAACATCCGTGTCTTCGTGATAACAAAACTACCCGTCAAGGCTTGCGCCAAAGAACGAGCTGCTAGGTAGTTACCGATCGGAATAAACCAATCTGCAACAAAGCTGAAAGGAGTTAGCTCCCAGACTATACTAGCAGGGTCAGTAAGGCCTGATAAACCGACAGCATCCGCTTCCGTCAAGCGAGCAATTATCTGTTTGCGGGTATAACCCACACCAGTGTTCGCGAGACTCGAGTTTCCGAAGACGATAACCAGGGGTTTCTTCCTTCTGACCTTGTAGGTCTGAACTAGTGGGAATTCCAACATTTTGGCCAGGAACTCGGCCGCAGCGTGTGCATCCTTCACTAGCGGTAACCATCCATATTGGAGCTCCAGCCAGTTTGCCGACGCAGCCTTGTGGGCTTTTGTAGGCTTAGGGACTGAAAGCTCCCTTGCAGCAAGAAGAACGTTACCGCGCCTAACGGCTTTATAAGCTTTAAAGATACGAGTCGCAGAGTTAAAAATCATTTTCAGCGCTTCTCGGCCTTCGCCGAGAAAAACGCCTGCATTGAAATCTGACCCTGCTATTTTCTCTCGAAGCTTACCGAGAAGCGCGATATCGTCATTCGAGTTCCATTCACTATTCGCATCAACCGAAGTCGGTTGGCCATAGTCCTGTAACGCCGTCGAATACTTCGTGTTATCATGATACCAGACCCACCGCTGAGGTGGGCCGAAATCAGAATACGCACGATCAACCGACAACGTGGAGGTGCTATTACGCGTAGATTGAATGGAGCAAGAGTAGGGATGGTCCTCAGTCTTCCGTCTCGTCGGTACATCAGTCCGCCTCTTGCGCTTAATGATTCGGCCGTTAGGCAGTTTCAATGAAAAGTGCTCGTAGGTGGGTTTAGTCGAAGGATAGTTAGTCCCCGTCCAGCTCTTAGTGTAGTAGTTACCGACAAGCCCTGTTCCCAGGGGTGTGTCAGTACCATCACCGTAGAGTTGATGATTAACCACGACGATTCGGTCATCCTGAGTTTTTGACCCAGTTGTCATACAGCGACACCCCATGCAGGCAAGCCTGCATGGCGCTTTAAGGTGAGTTCCAAAAGAAATCACCTTGGGGAGGCTTTATGCTGCCCCAGAAGTTCCCTTACCGTTATCGAGGTCAGGAGTATAAGCTAGATCCCGCAACATATCGCATAGGTATTCAAGTTCGACGTCGTGCAACTGATTCAGAGCCTCATTATCCAATGGAGGAGCACTTCCGTGCTTCCTCTTAATTAGATGCGAGTACTCCCAGATCAGCCACACAATGACGCGTTTATTGAACGCCGCGACAAGGTTGCGCGGAGGCTTAGCCTCTGACCAATTCAAAGGCAGCGGTGGAGCAGCTTTCAACATACTCAACGCTTCAGGGATTTCGGGGTCAACCCGATATGCTCTGAAACGAGGAGTCGTTGGCGGCTTTTTCATCATCTGTCCTTGATATGAGAATCACTGGATGCAGACTAGCGAAGTGGCTCGTAGGCTGGAGGCCGAGTAATAAACTCGACAAACTGCTTTCGAACCACTCTTGCCA